AATTCGTTAGGGTCAATTTCAATTGTTTTTGCTAATGTAAGTTTCATAATGTTTGTTTTTAATTATGGTACAAATCTACACCAATTTTTGAAACCACCAAAACTTTTAGCGTTTATTCGATGAAATGCACAAAACTTTAACAGTTTAGTAGAATCTGTCAAGTATATCCTGAATAACTATCCTGCAGTCAGCCTGAGATTGTGGCTTATATAGCACTACATTAGGTCTATTAATAGTTAACCATCTTTTAAAGAGTTTCCATCTCATAGGGAATGACTCATTCGCTCTACCTTTAACCTCTATAATAAATTGGTCACTTACAAAGTCAGGTTTATAAGTGATTGCTCTTTGTTTATTATTACCTCTATTAGCTAATGGTTTATTAGCAGTTCTTTCATAAGAATGCAAAGGGAATTCAAACCCTTCTATAAGGGTGAAGGATTCACCTTCATACTCATTTTTAATATTATTGTCTTTTAATAAGGTGTACATATAAGATTCTAATGTAGAATCAAATGTAATACCATCTATTGTCTTTTTAGTGGAATTTATTGTTGCCTTACCTTTCTTTCTTTTATAGTACGCCATTATCTTAAGTATAAATTAGGTTCATATAAATAATCATCAGTATCAAATTCTACAGTATTATCTGAGATAGCTATTCTTTCAACTCCCCTTAATATTAAATGCTTCACTATAAACATTCTCTTAGGTGCTGATGTTACCCTAAGCATAATACCTTTACCAACTCTATAAGGTGATATAGAAGGTAATACTAATAAGTCGGATACAGGCTTACTTGTATAGCCTAGTAGTATGTGAGGTCTATACCTATTATTCTCCCTTATAATATCATCTAGTATAAGAACAGGTTTCCTTTCCATAAATCTATATCCACTGCCAACTGCATCAGGTGAATCAAATAATTCCCAACAAAGGTATGATAATCCATCCTGATTATATTCCTTCATTAATTCCTGATTGTACTTTAAAGTAGTTTCTAACTTCATCATAATCTTTATTAAGCAAAAAAAGCTACCCCTAAAGGTAGCTTTTTCACAATATAACTAAATACAAAATCTAAACACATCACTCCGTAAATATATATAATAATCCATAAAAAATACAATTTAAAATACTTAATTATCAACTATTTGTTAATATCATAAAAGGCTAAATAAATAATATACTTGCTCCTTATAGGATTCGAGCCTTATGTGCCTCCTTCGCTTTAGGCTTCGGAGTCTTTTTGCTATCTTTTGTCCTGTTAAGTAAAGTTAGAACTTTTATCAGGAAAAACAATACTATTCTAGTAGAAAGTTATTAACATTAATTCAATTTAAAGTAAATACCTGCCCAAGCCCTACCGCTACTATCAAGAGACAGTGAATATATCTTATCCTTCTTTGTCTTTATCAACAAATTTGCTTTGAATATTGGTATATTGTCTAGGTTCATTATGTTAAATAATGGCAATCCTAACTCACCACCTAAAAATATCTTAACCTTCTTAGGAATTGCAACTGATAATGTAGTGTCTATCTTAATTGTTCTAGGCTTAGTTTTATAATTAACCTGATATTCTTTCAGGAATCCTATAACCCTCATACTAATATCAATCTTTATAGTATCATCTTCTACAGTCTCTTTATACTGACGCACCTCGATAGCATCCTTAAATAATTCCATCTTAGATACTGAATCCTTAAGGTTCGTATATTTCTCAAAATATAAAGAATCTATTTCCTTCTTACCTTCAATATAAACAGGGTAAGGCTCTCTTACAGTATCAAATTGAACCTCCACTACAGGAACAGGAACTTCTATCTCTACAGGTATTTCTATTACCTCAGCTTCTTTTGTTAAACTAAAATATAAGAGCAGTCCTAATACTGCGATTATAATGTATGGTATTAATCTTCCTCTATCCATCCTTCTTTTCTGTTATTTACTATTGGTCTTTGATTATTATAATTGTATCTTACATTACCAATTACACTACCTACTGCTAATGTTATAGCACCACCTAGTATTGCTCCTAGAATAGTATCTGAAACATTCTGTATTCCCCATATAAATTGTATGATAACTAGCACTGAAAATAGCACTACAAGATAAACTGAAAGAACTCTTTTATGGGAGTACTTTCCTTTGATTCCATCTATTGGTTGTTCTCTGAATATTGACATCTTTAATCTCTTTTAAATACTTACCTAACTTTCTTTTAGCATTACAAAATTTAAACTCCGTAGTAGCAAAGTGATAGCTTCTCATTATAATAGTAGCATCGTGTTTTACATTAAATAAATCGTGTGTCATTTCGTGAAAGAAAATCCATTTTCTATCAGCTTCAGGTAATTTTATGAATAAAGGATTAATCCAAATAATTATTCCTTTATCATAATTCATTCCTTTTGCTATACCTAAAATGTTTGTGTTAGTTAATACAGGAGCGATATGAATATCTATAGTTTGTTTTTTATCCCAATCAATATTATTCTCTTTCAGAAATTCAATATACATTTGAAAGTATGGGTGCAATATTGCATCAACTGAAATATTGTTAACAACTTCTGCTTTTTCTTTTGGAATATTCAAATAACAAGTGAATGCACAAAAACTTAAAATAATTATAAACACTCCCCTTTTATTAAACATAACCCCCCTTATATTAAAGTTTATTTGGCAGAACAACAGTTTCACTAAAGTATAATTCAGCTTCAGCAGTTCTTCTTCTAACTAATCCTTGTAAAATTCGTCCTCCTCCCCTTTTCCATCTAGAAAATTGGTACGCTATATCAGGGTCATTTGGATTCTCATTTACCCTTTTAAGTAATGTACTCTTCCTAAATGCAGTCAACCCAATGTTATAAGCTATTGATACTAATGCATCAAATTGACTTTGATTAATAATATTTTTTAAGTATCTATCCACACTATCAGAATACCTATCTATTGTAGTAAGTAATATTCTAGTAGCTTGTTTTTCTGAAATAGCAGGGTCTCTTAAGTCTACATAGTCACCATAAGGATAAATTGTAGTTCCATACCCAATTGTAGGTACTCCCGCAGGACATAAGTAAGGTTTACTTTCAAAACCCTCATACTCCTTTATTAAATTCACACAATTATCTGAATATAGTCTCTTATTCATAAGAACTATTCTTTATCTTTACCCTTTGACTTCCATAAATAATACCATCTAGTGACAGTATAACCTATGGCTACTAATGTTAAAATTATTCCTAAAATCTTATCTATTTCTAAAGTAGAAAAAGCTATTGCAAAGCTGCTAAAGAGTGCTACTCTTATGTCCGTTAAAGTCATTCTGAATCCCATCGTTAAATTAATACCTGATACTAATAATACTTAATATCAGGTATTTTGTTTTAATTTTTATTTTACCTATTTGATTGTCAGATTATTCTGCCACCAACTCCCAATCGCTTGATGTTAGTCCAAATACATTAGTTGAACCTACAATTGATAAAAATGCTGATTCTAAGAATGTTTGTTGTTCAGAAGAATAGCTTTCAGATGTAAGAATGTCGTTACCAAGACTAGCAAACAGACTGTCGACCTGAGCATTAGTGTATTTTAAATTTCTTTTAGTCATCAGAATTAAATCTCCATTACTCCATCTATAATAAAAGACTTCACCTGAGTTGCTTAAAGAATCCCAATTTCTTAATTCAGCTACACCAAAATCATCTATACCATTTAGTATATCTAGATTTTCTACTACTAACTTTGTTTTTAATCGTATCATTTATTTATTTATTTATTAATTATTACCAAGTTGCTATCGCAACTCTTTTCCAAGTATTAGTTGCAGTACATACATACATATAGTTTGCATCCCATCTAATTTCTCCTGTAGTTCCTGTATCACTTGCACTAGAAGGAGCAGTATTCAATGCTGTCAATTTAAATTCTTCAGCCTCGACATATCCTGCCTCAAAATGATGGCTTAAAATTGAAGCATTACCATAAACCGCAGTGTTATCTCCCTTACCTATTGCTGCGTTACCAAGAACCATTGAATTACTATCTCCTGTAGAATTCTTTAATTTAGCATAATACCCAATAAGTGTGCAAGTGTTCATCCCTGTTACATTTGCATTGCCTTCATCTTTGGCACCCGAATACATTCCCATAACGACATTACTGCTTCCTGATGTTGCGTTTTCAGCACCACCTCTACCAACAACGACATTATTCGTGGAAAGACCTGTAAACTTTTGACCCGCTTGGAATCCAATACTTACATTACCATAGCCTGTACTTCCTTCTCTACCTGCTCTATGCCCCATATAGGTATTAGCGTTACCTGTAGTTGATAGCAATCCTGACTCATATCCTACGCAAGTATTATAGCCAAATCCTGTAGTCTGTGCGCTTAAAGAGTTATCTCCTATTGCAATATTATAGCCTCCTGTAGTACAAGCGTCTAAAGCATTTTTTCCTATTCCTATACTCTTTGTGCCTGTTGTTATATTCGTACCCGCATTAACACCAATAAAAATAGAGTCTGATGCAGTGGTAATGTCTTGACCCGCAAAACTTCCAATACAAACATTATTTGTAGCTGATGTTACTGAACTACCTGACAAATAGCCAAAGTACAG